AAAACTCCCCACGAATTACACAGGGTCCCGCATCCACAATTGTTGAAAAATCCCGTCCATCCTGTCCAATTACACCTGACCGTCTATTCAAAACACGTGGCAAGCCTGGCAAGCCCCCCTCCAATTACACACCCCGGTCCTTCCAAAAAATATATTTTATGTAAAGTAAATCACGGATCGACTGTTAAGTGTAATTCGTGAAACCCAGTATCCATGCGGGTTCCCAGCCATTAGGTACGTCTCGCCGCCACACCTGCCTACTATTTCGATCCCCATCTAAAGTACCCCCACCCCCTGCACAAATTGCACAAACCCGTGCACAGTGTGTAATCCAAAACACCCCCCGGGTAGGATTCCTAACCTCCCAAGGGCGGAATAACTTGTTATGCTGCCCGACCCCTTGCACAAAGATATATTTATGTGTTACATTTGCCCAAACTGCCGAAGGAGTCTTCGCTGACATGGATGAATTAGTACCACACATTGAGGAGAACATTCCTCTGCCACAGAACGCTAAAGAGGCGTTCCCTGAGTTGTCGCCTGCTGAAGAACTGCAGATGCGAGCCAACGTCATCAAGTTAATGTCTGACCTTACAGGTAATCAGATATCCCCTACCAAAGATAACGCCGCACAAGCTACAGAGTTAGCTCGTCAGATGGCGCAAGACCCAAAACATAGACCTGAGTTTGCTAAATATCCCAACGAAACATTGGCGTTTCTTGCAGGTATGGTTGCTCAGATGAACGTCTCTATCGTAGAAGAGTTGTCTGACCTAAAACTTTATGTAGTTAATAAGCTCGTATTTGAAATAGAACATGCAAAAGACACCAAAGCACGCCTTACTGCGATAAGAAACTTAGGTGAAGTAGACGGTGTAGATGCGTTCAAGAAACGTACAGAAATCACACACAAAATTTTGACTGCCGAAGAGGTAGAAAAAGAACTTTTAGAAACTCTAAATAGTCTAGAAAGCAAGATCATTGACGTTGAAGCACGCGAAGTAATAAAGCATGAATCTAAATCTGACGCCTGAAAAAATCTTTCAGCTTCGGCAAGCCGCTCCATTTATGCCTGATAAGAAAAGAAGGCGTACTCTTGAGCTATTAAAACAATATGATGCCCATATGACGCAAGGTATGGGTAAGGAGAGTTTCCTTGACTTTATCAATCACGTCTACCCAGGTTATAAGGTCGGACCTCACCATCTTAAACTTATTCAAATCTTTGAAGATATTGCTGCGGGAAAGAAAAAACGCGTCATTGTTAATATTGCTCCACGACATGGTAAGTCTGAGCTCATATCCTATCTTGCACCAGCGTGGTTTCTCGGTAAGTATCCTCAGAAAAAGATTATCATGGGATCTCACACGGCAGATCTGGCTGTTAACTTTGGCCGTCGTGTGCGTAACCTCGTTGGATCGGAAGCTTATAAGGGCATATTTCCGCAAGTAGAGCTCCAATCGGACTCTAAATCTGCTTCAAGATGGGGAACAAACTTTAATGGCGAATATTTTGCTATTGGTGTCGGCGGGGCTCTTGCTGGGCGTGGCGCAGATTTGTTTATTATTGATGATCCGCACTCTGAGCAAGAAGCTAAGACCGGAAGGCCCGATGTTTTTCTTCCTGCTTGGGAATGGTTCCAGTCTGGCCCTCTCCAGCGTCTTATGCCGGGAGGCGCTATTATTATTGTGATGACTCGTTGGTCCAAATTGGACCTGACAGGCATGATTGTTCAGCAAACTGAACGAAATGAAGACGTAGATCCGTGGGAAGTGGTTGAATTTCCTGCAATTAAGGACGATGGCACTGCACTTTGGCCAGAATTTTGGGATGTTGAGGAGCTTTTATCCAAAAAAGCAGCTTTGGACATCCGTTATTGGAATGCGCAGTACATGCAGCAGCCTACTTCTGTAGAAGGAGCGCTGATTAAGAGGGAATGGTGGAAAATTTGGGAAAAAGATGACCCTCCCGAATGCGAGTTCATCATTATGTCGCTCGATGCTGCGCAAGAAGCCACTAATAGGGCTGACTATAACGCGTTGACGACGTGGGGTGTGTTTTATAACGAGGAAACACAGAATTTTGCCATTATCTTGCTTAATGCTATCAAGAAAAGGATGGAGTATCCAGAACTTAAGAAGCTGGTACTTGAAGAATACAAAGAATGGCAGCCAGATGCGTTCATGGTAGAGAAGAAATCCAACGGATCGGCGCTTTATCAGGAGTTTAGGCGCATGGGCGTGCCTGTAGGGGAGTTTACTCCGGGCAAAGGACAGGACAAAATAGCGCGTGTGAACGCAGTGTCTGACCTTTTTGCGTCTGGCATCGTGTACGCACCTGACCACCGGTGGGCTAAGGAAGTAATAGAAGAGTGCAACGACTTTCCAGCTGGCACCAACGACGACTTGGTGGACTCAACGACGCTTGCGCTGTTAAGATTCCGACAGGGTGGGTTTTTACGACTTCCGACGGACGAGCCGGAAGATAATTTTTTAAAACAGTACCGCAAAAAAGCTGCGTATTACTAAGGATACATCATGGCGACAAATATGGACAAAGCTCTTTATGAGGCTCCCCAAGGACTAGATCAGTTGGGCGCAGAAGAAGAGCCAATCGAAATTGAGATTGAAGACCCTGAGTCAGTGCGTATACAAGCGGGGGATGTAGAGATTGAGATTGAGCCAGAAGAGGACGATGACGAGTTTAGTAAAAACTTGGCTGAAGATATCCCCGATGATATTCTTGCCTCACTTGCTAGCGAGTTGATTGGCGAGTATGAGTCTGATGTGTCTGCCCGCAAAGATTGGGTACAAACTTATGTCGATGGCCTAGAACTATTAGGCTTGAAGATTGAAGAAAGAACAGAGCCTTGGCCCGGTGCTTGCGGTGTGTACCACCCGCTCTTGACTGAAGCGGTTGTGAAGTTCCAAGCTGAGACCATGATGGAGACATTCCCTGCAATGGGGCCTGTCAAGACAAAAATCATTGGCAAAGAAACCGTTGAGAAGAAAGAAGCAGCGGAGCGAGTTCAAGAAGACATGAACTATCAGCTTACTGACGTGATGAAAGAGTACAGACCTGAGCATGAGCGCATGCTCTGGGGCTTGGGCCTTGCTGGTAACGCGTTTAAGAAGGTGTACTACGATCCAGCCCTTGGTCGTCAGGTATCTATGTATGCGCCAGCAGAAGATGTGGTCGTGCCTTATGGTGCTTCAAGTCTTGCTGATGCAGAACGTATCACACACGTCATGCGTAAGAACAAGAATGATCTGAAACGTCTTCAGCATGAAGGTTTCTATCGTGATATTGACTTGGGCGAGCCTACTCAAACGATGGACGAAGTAGAAAAGCGTATTGCAGAAAAGATGGGCTTTCGCGCAACGCAAGATGATCGATTTAAACTCTTGGAGATGCAGGTCGATCTAGACCTTAAAGGCTATGAGCATAAAGACGAAGACACAGGTAAAGAGACGGGGATTGCGCTCCCGTACATCGTCACGATTGAGAAGGGTACAACGAACATCCTTGCGATCCGCCGCAACTGGGAGCCAGACGACGAACTCTGCCAAAAGCGGACCCACTTCGTCCACTACGGTTATATTCCCGGGTTCGGTTTTTATAATTTTGGCCTTGTCCACCTTATTGGTTCTTTTGCTAAATCTGGTACTTCTATCCTTCGTCAGTTGGTGGATGCTGGAACTCTATCAAACTTACCCGGCGGTTTTAAGACTAGAGGACTACGAACCAAAGGTGATGACACCCCAATCTCCCCGGGTGAATTCCGTGATGTAGACGTTCCTAGCGGCACGATGCGCGACAACATCATGCCCCTGCCATACAAGGAGCCATCACAGGTCTTGGCAGCGCTCTTGAATCAAATCATTGATGAAGGCCGCAAGTTTGCTGGTGCTGTGGAGTTGCAGACATCAGATATGTCAGCGCAGGCTCCCGTGGGCACAACACTGGCTATCCTTGAGCGTCAGCTCAAGACGATGTCGGCTGTTCAGGCTCGCATCCACTACTCGATGAAGCAAGAGTTCAAGCTCTTGAAAGTAATCATCCGTGACTACACGCCAGCAGACTACAGCTACGAGCCGATTGAAGGTGGACGACGGGCTAAACAGGCTGATTACGATCAGGTCGACATCATCCCAGTGAGTGATCCCAACGCTGCGACGATGGCTCAGAAAGTTGTTCAGTATCAGGCTGCTCTTCAGTTAGCTCAGACTGCTCCGCAGTTGTATGACTTGCCTCTCTTGCACCGTCAGATGCTTGACGTGTTGGGCATCAAGAACTACCAGAAACTTGTACCAATTCATGATGACATGAAGCCGCGTGATCCTGTTACAGAAAACCAGAACATGCTCAACAACAAGCCTGTTAAAGCGTTCATCTATCAGGATCACAAAGCCCACATCGCTGTTCACATGGCCATGGCTCAAGATCCTCATATCCAGCAGATGTTGAGTCAGAGTCCTCAATTGGCGCAGCAGCTTATGGCTGTGGGTTCGGCGCACGTTGCTGAGCACTTGGGCATGGAGATGCGTAAGCAGATTGAAGAAGCCATGGGTCAGACCTTGCCTCCATACAACGAGGATGCGGATGAAACTGAGATGTCTCCAGAGATGGAGGTTCAGGTATCTCAGATGGCTGCACAGGCTGCACAACAGTTGTTACAGCAGCATAAACAAGAGGCTCAAGATCAGAAGAACAAGCAGATGCAAGAAGATCCGCTCATTCAGTTGCAGCAGCAAGAACTCCAGCTTAAGGCTCAAGAGAACCAGCGTAAAGCAGCTAAAGATCAAATGGATGCGCAGCTTAAACAAGCGCAGTTGCAGATCGAGCGCGAGCGTATCAATGCACAGCAGGAAACTGAAGGTGTAAAGATTGCGATGAAAGCGCAGGCTGATAAACAGCAACGTGATCACACGCATGAGCAGGCGGGCTTTACAACCGGTATGGACATGCAGAAACATCAGATGATGTTGGCTAGTCAGAGAGAAATTGCTCAAATGCAAGCTGAAGTAAGAGCCAAGCAACAGCAGAAACCTAAAAAGGATAGCTGATGTACCAAACTAAAAAAGCGCTGGATCTTTTAATCCAGCAAATTGATGCAAACATCAAACAAATCGAGGAAGACTTAGGAGCCAAATCTGCTAAGTCTTACGAGGAGTACTGCAATAAATGTGGGGTTATCACAGGTCTACTCACAGCTCGCAGAAACATTGTAGACCTGACAAAAAACATGGAGAACTCGGATGAGTGATTTACCTACGCTGGACTTGAGTAAGGTCGTTGATTTATCAGCGCTGATGCACAAAAAAGCGGAAGAGAAAGCAAAACAACTGCCAAAGCCGACAGGCTATCGCATCCTCTGTGCAATTCCGGAAGCGGAGAAGCAATTTGAGGAGAGTGAGATTGGTTTGATGAAAGCAGACGAAACCATGCGCAACGAAGAGACCCTCACAACGGTCTTGTTTGTAGTTGAGCTTGGCCCAGACTGTTACAAAGATACAACAAAGTTCCCAACGGGACCTTGGTGTAAACAAGGCGACTTTGTTTTGGTCCGGCCCTACGCTGGTTCACGACTAGTCATCCACGGTAGAGAGTTCCGCATCATCAACGACGATACTGTAGAAGGTATTGTTGACGATCCACGCGGCATAAAACGCAAATAAGGAGCGCACATGCCTAAATTTAGTGATAGCTATAAGTTCCCCGACGAAGAAGATAAGGGTAAACCCGAAGATACCCTAGATATCTCCATTGAGGGTGATGACGTTGACATTAACATCGACGTAAAAGACGATACTCCCCCTGAAGACCGGTTCGTAGAACCCCTTCCGAACAGTATTAAAGAAGACTTAGAGAAGGCCGACGACTCTGAAGATTACTCCCACAACGTAAAGCTTAAATTTAAGCAGTACAAAAAGGCTTGGCACGACGAGCGTAGGGAGAAAGAGGCTGCATTACGTGAGCAACAAGAGGCTTTATCTGTTGCACAGCGTATTCTTGACGAGAACCGTAAGCTTAAAAACGTCTTGCAATCAGGCGAAAAAGAGCTTATCTCTACCTATCAAAACTCCGCTGAAATGGAAGTTGATAAGGCTAGCCGTAACTACAAAGAAGCCTACGACTCGGGTGATTCTGACAAGCTTTTAGAAGCTCAACAGGAAATGATCCGTGCCCAGCTTAAATTAGATAAAGCAAAAAATTTCAGACCTACTGTACAAAATGATGAAAATGATGTACAAATCACACCACAGAGGTCTCAAAACCCTCAAATGGACCCGAAAGTTGCGTCATGGGTGTCAAAAAACCCATGGTTCGTTGACCAGAATAAACGATCTATGCGCAGATATGCTGAAGGTGTCCATGAGGATTTAGAGTCTAAATATGGTCGAGGTTTCATCGGTACAGATGAGTACTATGCGACTATAGATAAAGAAGTTCAACGCCGGTTCCCAGAAGAATTCGGTAGTTCTCACAACGAAGAGGAAGAAAAGCCTCAACGTACAAAACCAAGCACGGTGGTCGCACCAGCTAAAAGGAGTACTGCTCCTAAAAAAGTAGTTCTTTCTAAGACGCAGGTGGGCTTGGCAAAGAAATTTGGATTAACCAACGAGCAATATGCTCGTGAACTCATGAAATTGGAGGCCTAAATGGCTGAAAGCAGATTACAACGCGAGATTACAAATAGAACTACCCAAGAGCGCCCCAAGCAGTGGCAGCAGGCGGAACTTCTACCGGAACCCGATAAGGCTCCGGGCTTTGCGTACAGATGGATTCGGGTGTCTACTTTGAACAATGCTGATCCTCGTAACCTCTCCGCTAAATTGCGCGAAGGTTGGGAGGTGGTAAGTGTAGAAGAGCAACCTAAATTTCAACTGCTAGTTGATCCCAATAGCCGTTTTAAAGACAGCATTGAGATTGGCGGATTGTTACTCTGTAAGACTCCTTCTGAGTTTGTCCAACAGCGAACGAAACACTTTGCTGATATGACACAAGCACAGGCGGATGCTGTAGATAACAATTTAATGCGTCAGAGCGATGCGCGGATGCCAATCTTTAACGAGCGGAAATCCACGACGAGCTTTGGCAAAGGTACTTAAATTTATATAGGAGTCTTAAATGGCTTATCCCACGGTACAAGCGCCTTACGGCCTAAAGCCGATCAACCTGATCGGCGGTCAGGTATTTGCTGGTTCTACCCGCAATTATCCGATCCAGTATGGTTACGCTACGAACATTTTTTACGGTGATATCGTAAACATTATTCGTGGTTCTATTGTAGATAACACAGATACTACTGATTCTACCGGCACCGGTATTGTTGGTGTGTTCGTGGGTTGTTCTTACACAAACCCCACAACTAAGCAAAAGCAAGTTGCGCAATACTGGCCCGCCGGTACTGCCGCAGGTGATTGCCAAGCCATCGTTTGCGATGACCCTGACACGGTGTTCAAAGTAGTGATGTGCTCTGCAACTACAGTTATTGCATCTGCTTCCACTGCCATGTTGGGTCAAAACTTTGGTTTGATTCAAAATGCAGGTAACGTCAATACAGGTAACTCTGCTATTGCTGCTTTGTACTCTTCTTCTACAACCGGTGTTGACTTAGCCTTGCGCGTAGTTGGCTTGGTTGGAGAGACTGCTGTTACAACTAGCGTGACTGGCTCATCTTCTTCTACTACTATTACTTGCTCGGCTTTGCCTAATGCATTGGTAGTTGGTACAGAAGTTGGCTACATTGCTGCTAATGGTCAGTATGTTCAAACTGGCTCGTTTGTGTCTGCGGCTGCGGCTGCCGGTGCAACATCAGTGACCATCAACCAAACTATTGCAGTCCCCGGCAGTGTTACCGCTATTCCTAGCGCGTCCACTATTGTTTTCACCCAGTATCCAGAAATGCTTGTCAAATTAAACTTTGGCACTCATTCCTATTACACTGGCACAGCAGTCTAAGGAGCTAAATCATGGCTATTTCACGCGCACAACTACTTAAAGAACTGCTCCCAGGTCTGAACGCATTGTTTGGTTTAGAGTACGCTCGCTACGGCGAAGAGCACAAAGAACTGTACGAAACAG